GCTGTGTGTAGCCACCAATGAGCCATCTATGTAAAACCTCACCGAGCCAGTGCTATTCACTGAAAAACCAAGGCGAATATAAGTGGCATCTACTAGATCAATGCCTGAATCAGTATTGGTTTCCGTACCATTTTTTTCAGTTATGCAGAGAATGGAAGCATTACCATCATCCACCTGAAAAACAATACGATCAGCTGCCGTCAGCATAGCTTCAGGATGAGTAGCAAAATTAACAGTTAGTCCTGCACAAATATCGGTCTGATCAGCATCAGTGCATTTAAGGCGTGTTTCAAAATAAATGTTTTTATCTGCAGCTACTGCAAAAATCTCATTACCTTGAATAGACGCACCGTCATTATCAGTAGTGGCAGTAGAAGTCAGGGCTAATTCACCCCCAATAGCATCTGCTACAAGGGCCACAGCAGCGCCTGAATCTTTAACTACCGTCCAGTCATTAGTGGAATTAAAAGCAATTCCTACAAAATCATCAGAGATTTCAAAGAAATCAGGGTTAATAGAAATGGGCATTTGGCGCAAGGCTTTGTAACCTGCACCATACCCGTTGTACAACACGGGGGTATTGTGGTGAGTAGCCATATAGTTATCTCCTGTCGTGGCTAGTGTCTGCCGCTTCCAAGTGGAACGCAGTCAGGATGAGTGGATATAGTATAACAGTAACAAAAAAGGGGGCAACAAGTGCCCCCTTTTTTTAATCAACTACTTTTTACGGAGTACCCGGCGAGCCGAAAATGCCGCGAGGATCACTAAAGCCAAAGCTATAACGCTCACGGGCCTTGTAGCGCACATTACCAGTTTCAAAGTCTCCTTCAAAACCCGTGCTCATAGATACACGATCAAACATTTTCATGCCATCTGGGGCATCTGTCATGATAAAAAACGCATCGACATCAGTCAGATAGTGATTGACTGAATAGCCTTGTGGGATCATACCCATGTTTTTTATCGCGTTGATGTCATTATCCGCAGTACCAACTCGAAGAGTTGACTTCAGTATACGATCCGCAGTGAACTGAAGTTCTTTCGGGATAATTAATCGGGTTCCCTGAACAGCAATCTTTAGCCCACGCTCATCGGTGAAGGCAGCAATGTCAATTAATGCCTGCTCCAAAGAAGCCTCGGACAAATCAGCTGAAGTGGCAAGTTCATTCGCCAAATTAGCGCCGCCCAAAGTTGGGTGAGCTGTAGAACAAAGAGCTACGCCATCTCCACCAAGAGAGGTGGTGAATGCGTTGTTCAGGATGTTAGCACCTTTAATCTGCTTGGTTGTGGCCATTGAGCGGGCCAGAGCCTTGGTGTAGCGAGAAGAAAGGCGATCATAAAGATTATCCTCAATGGCCTCCTCAGTCAGGCTAAACGCCAAAGCGATAGTTTCATGGGTATAACGAGCGGTATACACTTCTTGCGCTTGGTCATAAGCGACCCCTGCACCTTCAGATTTTACCGGCGCTTCACCGAAACCAGAGAGCATTACCTCTTCTTCAAACGCTCGGTCTGAAGATTCAGTGGTATAGATTTCTGTATGCTCTTCTTTATACGACTTGTATTCGAGTCCAAAAAGAGCATTTAGACCGGGTTCAAGCTCTTTCACGAGTTGCGAACGTGATATTGCCATGTCTAATAACTCCTATTGGCCAGCAACCCCTGCACTTCCGTACAGGTGTTCGTTGATTTTAACTACTACTACGGCGAATTCCCCAATAGCATTATTCGGGACGTCCCATAAACCTACAATTTTCAGGTTTAACGCAGCGGTGGTAGCGATTGTGGAGGTAGAAATCTCGTTAGCAGACACACCAGTAGTGGTGCTTCCTGTTCCAACAACGATATCAGCATTTTTACCATAATTGGCGGCGACAGAAGTGCCGTCATTTTGGATCAAAAACAACTGGGAAGGATCATCCATCACGTCGGCAGTAATTTTGCCTTGGGTGATGTTGATCGAACCGGGGTAATAGTTCTTCCATGTAGGCTTTCCCGTGGTGGGATCGGCATAATTACAACCATTAAATACACCTACCGCCGCAGTATGCGACGCTGGATCGAACTGAAGAATATAACCATCTTTAAGGGTAACTAAATCGCCCTGATAGATGGCACCGGCCTGATTATCCGCAATTTCGTAACCATACTGCTTCTGTGAACCAGACGCAGACAGGTTTCCAAGCGGACGCAGCCCGAAAGCTTTATCGACATTTGCCATGATGCTTGTCCTTCTTCAATAACAGGTTATTCGGACGACCTCGGTCCTCCGAGACTTACACGGGACTGCCTTTCAGGAGAATCGATTTTCATGGACGAATGTGCATTCGACTTCATGAGATCGTTGTCCGCAGCCCGCATTTGATCATGGGTCCGACTTGCATAATACTCTCTGCGCTCGTTTGCTGTCTCTTCAGGGATTCTGGCCAATAGTAAATCTCCTACCGAAATGATGCCTTTGTTGTGGCTTCCGTCTGAGATAACACTATCAAATTCAGGATATTCCTCTGCACGCACTAGCTCGTACCCCTCTCGGAGTTTGCTTGTCACGTTTATACGATCTTCCTGTCCTGCCGTTTCGGCCCTGATCCAACGGTGCTTAAAGCCCGGAGGAGCTTCTGGCGCTTCTAAACGAGAAGGAGGTGCCCAGTGTTTGCGACGCGCAGTTTTTTCGCGGGTTTCAGCCTCACGATTGCTGCGAGCAAGTTTTGGTACAGTTTTGTCGCTGTCACTCATAGCTTACCTCTTCACATGTTTAGCGTATTCTTCAAGTGGAACCCCCAGCCTTTTCGCGATTGCAACCTCGCTGGGTTTCAACTTTATAGTACGGCGTGCTGAACTGTTGATTCCCGAGGATCGGGTTGCAGGCGCCACCGTTTGCACGGGCCGGTTGGTCCTGTCATCTGGCGCAGAGTTGCCATTATACTGCTTTGGAAACAAATTTTTCATTCTGCGATCTATCTCATCATAATACTCATCAGCCGAAGGGTCAAACCCTTCGTTCTTAATTAATTCGACATGAATGCCCCGTACCGTGTTTGTCATAACGATATCTTCACCAAACCACGAATTTTTCTTGGCCCACTCCTCCGCTTTAGGGTCAGGAGGCCTTGATGCAGACGGCGCGTTTACTGCTTCAGGGGGAGGCTGGACAGGTGCTGCCGTTTGTTGTTGAGGCGCGTGTAGTTCTTGTTTTAACTGCTGCTGCTCCCACACAGTAGTTGTAAGCCTTTGTTGTGCTTCAGTTTCTGTGTCAATGTCCCCTTCTTCTCTGGCACGCTTAATCACGTTTTTAAGCGCTACAAGCTGGGTTTCAACACGCCCGCTGGCTTCCCCCGCACGCTCTTTTGCAGTTTGTTGGTTTTGTTGTTGCAGCTCTTCATTGCGGGACTTAATACTTTTTGCATATTCAAGAGCCGATTGTTCACGACGCTCTGTTTCACGCAATCTGGCCGTAAGCTTGTCAATTCTTTTCTTAACCTTGTCACTGTAATTATCTAGGTCATCTGAATCAGGAGCTGCCTTTTCTTCCTCAACTATAGGTTTTTCTTCCTCTGCAACCTTGCCTTCAGTGCCGTCTTGATTCATTTCAACGGTTGTTTCTTTTTCATTTTCCCCCACATCAAACTGGAGTTCTTCGTTTTGTATTGGTTCGCCCATTAATTTTCTCCTTATGTGATGTGCAGGATGCTTTCAGGATCACTTACAGTGCCTAAAATTTCATCATCGTTTAAAAGTCTTATTTCTCCACCGTCTATCTGAATACGTGACCCAGCGTAACGACCAAAAATCACCCAATCACCTTCCTTGCACCACGGGCCATCAGGAAACTTAGATTCATCGGCATACGCCAAAGGACCCATTTTTAATACACAACCCACATTAGTAGCTAATTGGTTCCTTTCCTGAGTTTCCTTGGCAAGCACAATACCGCCTTTTGTTGTTGTGGCACCACGATAAGGCAGCAATGTAATTCGCCATCCGGTTGGCTGCGGCACAAGATCAAGCACGCTTTCTGGAATACCTTCCTCGTTTATTTTGCCCTCTTCGCCATAGGCATCTTCCAAAGAAGGCGGTGAACCTTGCCATTTTTTCTCTAGCGCCGTTAATTTAGAACTCATTTCTTGAATCCTTTCAAGGTCTTGGCAAGATTTGCGCGTTTTCTGGTAGTGGGATTCTTGGACTTGCTTAATTTCGTCAACTCTTTACCACTGATCTTCTGGCCCTTCTTGACCCCAGCCGCTTTACGCAAGCTGCCCGGTTTCTTGATTGCCTTCTGAATCCAGTTTTTTTTATCTCTTGCCATTTTTCCTCCGTTGTTTCTTTTTTCTTGCTTTAGCGGCAGCAGCTTTACCTGCTTTTGTATAGGGATAATTAACCCCATTAACTTTTGGCATTAGATTTATCTCCGAAAATTCTAGGTCGTTTAGTCTTCAGTGTATTTCTTCAGTTCATCTCTAATTATGTCTTCCACAAGATGAATACCGTCCAGACGGCCCATAAGAAACCGATACCGCTCCATATCTTTGACGGAACCATTCAGCACAATCTGTTGTGAATCTGTTTCTAGCTTTCTAGTTTCTCTTAGAACGCGTTCAGCGAAATCAAGCATGGCTGTTTTTCCATGTGTAAGCAGACAGTTTTAACGCCACTATCTGGAAGGCGTCTTATTTTCTCTTTGATTTTCCTGCTTTATCCAAAGCAATTGCGACAGCCTGTTTTCTGGCTGCTTTTGCATTTGCAGGTCTACTTGTGCCTATTTTACCTCTTTTTTTGTAGGTTTTGACCAATTCTTTTACATTTTTATTGACGGTTCTTTTACTTTTGCCTTTTTTAAGCGGCATTAGGTCCCCCTCCTCCTCCTTTTGGCGCATTTATACGCTCACGGGCAACCGCAGACCTTTCTGCGGCAATCTTTTCTTGGGACTGAATACGCTCGTCGTTGGCTTCTGCATTTTCCTGTATTCGCATCTGCTCGTTCTGCAGCCCCTGTTCTTTAAGCGCAATGTCTGCCTGATCTTTCGCAGCCCGTTGCTGGAGGTCCTGTGCCTTCAATGCCACAATGGGGTCTTCCCCTCCTTCTTCGCCTACCCCTGCCAACTCACTCTGTAATTGCTTCATTTCCATCATGTATTCGGATATTTTCAACGAAACCAAAGCCTCACGCTGCATCTCTGACACCATTCGATCAGGATCACTGCCGTATTCCTTAAATAATTCAGCTTCCGCATCTTCCTCTGCCTTGAGCCTTATATGGTCCAAAACATGCTTTTGCAGCTCGGACACAGCCATTGGATTAGCCTGCAGCATGGGAGAAAGACCCATGATTAAATGAGACGCCATGTGCGCGTCATGCTGTTGTCCGGCAAATGCCTGCAGCTGTTTACCATCAAGAACCTCCATATTCTCACTGGCTGGGTTCATAGGCATTTGATTTGTCTGCACTTTCAAGATGCCATCAATGTCCCTCACGTT